TGACCACCGGCGGTGGCAACACGACGCTGACGCTTGAGTTCAGCACGCAGTCGATGAGCGCTGCGGACCGGCTGCAGGTGTTCATTGATGACCTGACCTCATCCGGTGGCGGCGGTGGTGGTGGTGGTGGTGGCGGCCTGACGAATGCAGAGCTGCGCGCATCACCCGTTCCGGTCAGCGTGAGCGGTGTTGCCACGGCCGCGAATCAGACGACCGGCAACAGCAGCCTGAGCAGCATCGATGGCAAGCTGCCGGCCCTGGTGAGCGGCCGCCTGCCGGTGGATGGCAGTGGCGTCACGCAGCCGGTAAGCGGCACGTTCTGGCAGGCGACGCAGCCGGTGTCAGGCCCGCTGACTGATGTCCAGCTGCGCGCCACGGCGGTGCCGGTGAGCGGTACGTTCTGGCAGGCGACACAGCCGATCAGCGGCAGCGTGTCGATCACAGGCACTGCTGCAGTCTCTGGCCCGCTGACCGACACCGAGCTGCGAGCCACAGCGGTGCCGGTGTCTGGCACCTTCTGGCAGGCCACGCAGCCGGTGAGCGCTAGCGCCCTGCCGCTCCCGACTGGCGCCGCAACAGAAACGACGCTGGCAGCAGTGAACGGGAAGCTTCCGGCGCTGGACAGCGGCCGGCTGCCGGTGGTGTTGCCGCCTGGCGGTGGCGGACTGACGGACAACGAGCTGCGGGCCACGCCTGTAGAGGTGATCAACAGCAACCCGGCATTCATGCGTGCGGGCTTTGCTGAAGTCGGCAGCGGGATCGTCGGCAAAGCGGCTGAGGAGTTCACCCTGCTGCAGACGGGCAGCGGCATGACGGTGAACCAGTCGGCCGGGAACCTTGTTATCACGACCGGCACCACCGCCAACAGCGAAACGGTGATCCGCTCGATTGATACGTTCTCAGGCTCATTGCTGGCACGCCTGAAGGTGATCCTGTCTCAGAGGATCGCTAACCAGACATTCAGGTTTGAGCTGGCTGATCTGATTGGTGAGGCGCTGTCCTACGCAATCAACAGCGCCACCAGCGTCACGGTCACTTTCCCCACTACCAACCCGTTCACAGCGGCCAATGTCGGCCAGAGCGTGCGACTGTCACGAATCACTGGCGCCGCTGGCATCCCAGGCCGCTATGCCATTGCCAGCGTCTCAGGGCTCACAGTCACTTTCACCGTTGCGGCATGGCCGGCATCCGGCAGCGGCACCCTGACCCTGTACGGCTGGAACTACATCCAGTTGGAGTACAGCGGCACTACTGCGACCAATGCCAGCTTCGACTCACAACGCCGCGGCTGGAACAGTGGCAACACCACCGCCACGATCAACACCACTGCATCGCCAGGCCATGTCGGGCAGATCAACTTTGACGTATTCACGGCCGGATTCTCTGATGCGCTGGTGGCCAGCAACACCGGCTATCAGTGGACAAACCGAGCCAGCAGGATCGAGAACGTTCCTGATCCTGACACGGTGTTGTATCTGTTCATCGTGGTGCAGAACAGCAGCACTGCGCCGGCCAGCACCACCACACTGACGACCGGATTCATTCAGGTTGAGGATCAGGGACGGCAGAAGATCCGAGTAGCGAGTAGCGATCCTGTTGGTAGCCATGCGCTGCCGGTCCAGGTGCTGGGCGGTGCGTTGGGCACCCAGCCGGTGAGCGGTACCGTTACCGCCAACATCGGCACCGGCACCGTTGCAGCCGTCACCGCCGTCACCTCTGCCAACCTGGCGCTGCCGGGCATCATCGCGGATGTGGCCTCAGCCGCGTTGACAACAACCACGACCACGGCGGCATTCACACCGACGTTTGGCACCAGCTACAGCGTCAGCATCCCGGTCACTGCAGTCAGCGGCACCACGCCAACGCTGGATGTGGCGATTGAGGAATCCGACGACAGCGGCACCAACTGGTTCAAGGTCTACGACTTCCCGAGGATCACCGGCTCGGGCATGTATCGCTCACCGCTGATCAGGATTGTCGGCAACCGGGTGCGATACGTGCAGACCGTGGGCGGCACCAGCCCGAGCTTCACCAGGGCGATCAACCGCTTGCAGAACAGCAACAGCTCCGAAGCCGTGCGCCAGCTGATCGACCGCTCGATCGTGCTCACCACGCTCAACAGCACCACGCCAAGCCTGGACACCAGGGACGCAGGCAACCGCGCTCAGCTGGTGGTCAACGTCGGCGCAATCACTACCACGGCACCAGCGCTCCAGATGGAGGGCAGCGACGACAACGGCGCCAGCTGGTACGCGATCGGCACTGCGCTCACCGCTGTGGCCAGCTCCACGGTGCAGCTGACGGTGGTAGACATCAACGCAGCGCTGATGCGCGTGCGTGTCTCGACCGCCGGCTCAGGCGTCACCGCTGGCTACGTAATGATCAAGGCACACGACTGATGAGCAGCAAACGAGAGCAGATCCTGGCGCGCGTTGAAACGCTGCTGATCAACACCAGCGGTGTCGATGGTCGCGTCTTCCGCAGCAGGCAGCAGGCCTTCAGCCGCGACGAGGCGCCAGCCATCGTGATCGAGCCTGGCCGGGACAACCCCAGCGTGGTGAACACCTGCAAGCTGGAATGGTCGCTGGATGTGCTGGTGGCCATCTATGCACGCGGCGTGGTGCCACATCAGGAGGCCGATCCGATCGTTGTGGCCATGCACAACGAGCTGATGGGTGATCGCTCCTTAGGCGGCCTGGTGATCGACATGGTGCCGACCGGCGTGGATCCGCAATTTGATCGCGCTGATTTCTCCACCCTCTGGCTGGTCTGCACCTATCAGGTGAGATACCGGACCAGCATCAACAACCTGGAAGCCTGAGGCAATCCATAGCCTGAGCGTGGCAATCCTGTTGCGCAGTGCCTGATTCCCGACCACTTCCTGCTTATCCCGGTGCCGGTGGCAGCTATCTGCTGGATACCAAGAAGTGGGAATGGGTGCTGCGTGATGAAACACCAGCGGCCCAGAGCGCGGACGCTGCAGACCCTTCCCCGCAACCTGAGGCCTGATCATGCCGCTCTGGCGCAACCGACTTGCACTGTGCAAGATCGAAACGACATACAACACCAACAGCTCACCAGCTGCCAGTGATGCGCTGCTGTTCACTGAGCTCGATGTGCAGCCGCTGGCTGTCGAGCTCACCGAGCGTGAGACGATCCAGAGCTATTTCGGCAATCGCGCCAGCATCGTCACCCAGCGATCGGTGCCGGTGAAGGCCACCGTTGAGCTGGCTGGCAGTGGCACCGCCGGCACCGCACCCCGCTGGGGCGCTTTGATGCGCAGCTGCGCAGCCGCTGAAGCGATCGTGGCCAGCACCAGCGTCACCTACTCGCCGGTGTCGAGCAGCTTCAGCAGCTACACCATGGACTTCTACAAGGACGACGGTGCGCGGCAGGCGATCACCGGCATCCGCGGCACGGCAGAGCTGAGCCTCAGCGCTGGTGAAGTGCCGACCCTGGCATTTGACCAGATGGGTCAGTACACCGCACCTGGTGCGCTGTCGCTGCCAACGCCGACCTACTCAGCCCAGGCCAGCCCTGTTGCCGTCAACAGCGACAACACCACCGCAGTGAGCGTGCATGGCTTCTCGGCCTGCATGTCGGCATTCAGCATGAGCCTGGGAGTGGACATGACCTTCAGGCAGCTGGCTGGCTGCACCAAAGAAGTGCTGGTGACCGGCCGCGCACCCAGCGGTTCGATCACCATCGAGCTGCCGAACTTCGCCACTAAGGACTTCCTGGCGATCGTGAGCGCGCAGACCACAGGCAACATCAGCTGGCAGCACGGTCAAACCGCCGGCAACATCGTCACCTTCACCGCCAGCACATGCGCGTTTGATACGCCGTCGATCGAAGAGGCAGAGACGGTGACGATGATCACGCTGCCATTCCGGCCGCTGCCGAGCGGTGCCGGCAATAACGAATGGTCCCTGGCGTTGACCTGAGATGGGATTTGTCCTCGAGCAAACGCCAACCTTCCGCTGGCCGATCACGGTGCGTGAGCAGGTGGATGATGGCCGCTACCGCACCCACCAGTTTGAGGCGGTCTTCAAGCGGCTGCCGCAGTCGCGCCTGGAGGAGCTTGCCATTGACTTCCAGCGGCTGCGTCATGCGGTGAAGAACGACGAGCCGATTGATCAGATCCCAACGCGCGCCATTGCTGATGAGATCCTGGTGGGTTGGAGCGGCATCTTCGAGCCGGACAACACCACGCAGATCCCCTATTCAGAAGCAGTGAAGGCGCAGCTGCTCGAGGTGGCAACCGTTGCTGAGGCATTGGTTGGCACCTACATCGACAGCATCGAGAAGGCCAAAGCAAAAAACTGACCGGCGCCGTTGATCACCTGATGCGCAGCAGCAAGGGTGACACGGCGCAGCTTCAGGCTGATGCAGCAGCGTATGGCATCATCCTGGAGCCACACCATGTAGAGCCAGAGCAGTATCTGCTATGGCCTGAACATGCTGATGCTGTTGATCTGTTCTTGCGCTGCATGACGCAATGGCGCGCCAGCGGCAATGGCGTGATCGGCTTGGATTATGGCGTGGTGTTGCAACTGGCTAGCCTGTATGGGATCCGCGACCCTGCCACCACGCTCGAGGAACTGCAGGTGATGGAGCTGCACGCACGGGACCTGATCAACAAGCAAGCGGAGAAGCGCTGATGGCATCAATGCAGGCGCTGCTGAAGATCAAGGCAACCACTGAAGGTGAAGGTGCAATTACATCGATGGCGCGCGGCCTTGGCGGCCTGAAGCAAGGTGCAGAGCGTGCCAGCGGCGGCCTGAAAGGACTGCTGACCAGCGCCGGTGGATTGAGTGGCGCCCTGGGCAGCTTGGTGCCATTGGTCAGCGGTGTCGGCCTGGTGGCAATGGGCAAAAGCGCCATTGATGCCGCTGACGACATGAATGACCTGGCGCAGAAGACTGGCGTCAGCGTGGAGCAGCTCAGCAGATTTCAGCAGGCTGCCAACAGCAGCGGCACATCAATCGATGCCGTTGGCGGCGCAATGGTCAAGCTCAACCGCAATCTGGCGACACGTAATGATCAAGCTATTGGCGCTTTGACCAGTCTGGGTTTAAGCGCAACAGATGCCAGTGGCAAGCTGAAGACAACAGACCAGATCATGCTTGAAGTGTCTGAGAAGTTCAGAACTATGCCTGATGGCGCGCAGAAAACAACGCTTGCAATGCAGCTGTTTGGCAAGTCTGGCGCCGACATGATCCCATTGCTGAATGGCGGCCGCCAAGCGATTGAAAGCCTGGACGCCACCATGACAGGCAAGTTTGCAAAGGGTGCTGATGAACTCAATGACAAGATGGCAACGCTGCAGGGCAAGCTGCTTGAGTTTGGCGTGAGCATTGGCACAGCGTTGATGCCTGTGCTGAATTTAGTAGCAGATGCTGTGGTTGCCGCTGCAGCGGGCTTTCAGCGGCTACCAGAACCGGTACAAACTACCATTGCTGTGTTTGGTGGTTTGCTCGCGTTATTGGTTGCATTGGCGCCCGCGATCTCGGCTATCATCTCGATCGGCAGCGCGATTGCTGGCCTGTTCGCAGCTGGTGGCGTGTTAGCCAGTGCAGGCAGCGTCATCGCTGGACTGGCCACAGCATTCATCGTGTTGATCACTGGCCCGTTAGGCATCGTGGCGCTGCTGGTTGCAGCTGGCGTTGCGATCTACGTATTCCGCGATCAGATCGGCGCGGCATTTAATGCTGTGGTGAATTTCATTGGTGGAGCCTTTAATACGATCGGCGATCTATTAAAGGCTGGTGCGCAGGCTTACATGGACTACTACGTAAGGCCAATTCTTGGATTCTTCAAGGGTCTCTACGATGGCGCAGTAGCGATCTTTGGCAGGATTGGCAGCGCGATTGGCAGCGCATTTCAAACGGTGGTTGCCACAATCAAGAATGTCTTTCGTAGCGTGCTGCAGTACCTAGCCGATCGAGTGAACTCTGCGGCAGGGCTGATCAATGTGCTGATCAAAGCGTTCAACAAGCTGCCAGCGCCTGACATCCCGTTGATTCCACAACTCACTGTGCCAGCCTTCGCGCAGGGCGGCACCGTCAACCGGCCAACGCTTGCGATGGTTGGTGAAGGTGGCCAGCGTGAGTACATCATCCCCGAATCCAAGATGGCGGCAGCCAGCAGCAGCTTCCTGGCTGGTGCTCGAGGTGATGCCGTCCTGGCGGGCAGTGGCGGCAAGTCGCCAGTGATCAACATCACCACCGGCCCGGTGATGGAGTTTGACGGCCAGCGCTACGTCACCGTGACCGACATGGAACGCGCCATGCGGTTGACCGCTGAAGGTGTGATCGGTCGGCTGCGTACACCGTCTGCACGCATCGCGCTGGGCATGGCCTGATGAGAGCGCAAAGCCAATACCTTCGCATCTACGACGCCGCTGGCGTTACCTACCAGCGCTGGCAGAGCTATTACGCCAACACCAGCGTCACATGGTCCGGCGCCAGCTGGAACTACGTGCCGTTCATTGCTGATGGCATCACCGCCGGCAGCAGTGGCACTGAGCAGTCAGTATCCGTCACCGCTGCAGCAACTGGCCTGGTGTTGGATGCGTTCCTCGCTGCCATCAGCGATGGCCGCCTGGTGGATCTCAGCATCTACCAGTTCGATTCCACCATCAACAACAACACACCGCAAGCTGGGCAGGAGCTGGTGGCTGCATACACCGGCCAAGTGGTTGGCGGCAAT